TTTAGCAAAACCAGCGATGAAAGGCACAGCTACGTTAACCATTGTAAGGTTGTAGTCGATTTGCGCTTTGCTGTTTGCTTCAGTTTGAGCACCAAATGAACCCTCACTAACTGTATCACTTGCACGAGGGAAAGTAACGTTTCCGGTTGCAGTAGGGATGATGCGGAAAACATCATAAAGATGCGGATTGAAGAAAGAACGCATGATAGCGTTAGGAACGTAACTGATTTGAGAAGTACCAGTCAAATTGCTAGTAAGGCTCATGTCTTTTACATCCTTAGAAGCTGTAAACGCTGTTTCAGATTTGATTTTATCGAAGTTTTCTGCAACAATATCCATGATTGCAGATTTAAATCTGTCGCTGTTTGACCAATCTTTTTTAGCGTCAGTTTCAACGCCAGATTTCAAACGATTAGCAGCGGCAGCAAATTCTTTTACTTTGTCGCTCAGTTCGCCAATAGTTTGATTTTTCTTTTGCGCATCTTCGTTAAGTTGCGCGATATCAGAGGCTAATTTTGTATCTATAGCCTTGATTTCAGATTTGATGCCATCCACAAGGGGATTAAGTGCATCGAGGATTTCATTTGCCATTTTTCTTATTTTATAAATTTTAATAATTGTATGTCTATTGCTTTTCTCAGATTGTTTACATCCAGTGCAGCTTCCTGCGGCTTCATGTCTTTTTGTGCAGTCTCCTGCGGCAAAAATAATGCTGATACTTCCTGCAATTCGTTTACTAATAGTGATTCGTTTTCGCCGGTATATTTACCATCTTTCAGCTTTTTAATTACCCATGCCATATAATCAAAAGCTGTTTCTTTTTTCTGTTCTAAAAATCCTTTAACCACTTCAAAAGTAGGCGTATTAGGATTTGCACCCCATAATACAGCGCTGCCCTCCCATAATGCCACTTGGGTAATTACATTGTGATCTACAGCCTTTTGCTGATTAAGCACGGTAAAACCTACAGAGTGCTGAGTAATATCGCCTTTCTCATATAAAGGCCATGCGACTTCTTTCCACAAAAACATATCTCTGTAGCTGTTTTCACCTACGATATATTTGCCCTCTTTATATAACTTTTGGAACTTACCTAAGCTGCTTTCAAGTTTGCGCTCATGATTAATCAAATGCCATATCTCATTAGATCCTAACGGCCCGCGCTCTGCTATTGTCTTGTCAAATGCTGACTTGTCAAATACATCCCCATCCCGATCAATGCTTTCCATTTCAGCAATGGCCACCTTTACGCTCCTATTAGACGTATCCACATCGAGCGCCTTTAAATCGTAAACCTTATGCTGAATAGTATTCATTGATTTTTTATTTTGCCAGTACGATACACAAACCGCATATCTTTGATCATTATCTCCAAACTCACCTACCATCTCAGAGTCGCCCATGCATCTATCTAAAAACTGATCCCTATTTTCATTCGCTCTCGGACTTGGCATATTAACAAAGTTGAAATGATAAATTGATATTAAAACCTGAATGTGTCAACTATATTGTTTTTCCTTATTAACCGCCCATTTGCATCCCTTTTATTAACTACTGCAAACGTACACCGACATCTTATAACATCCACCGCTTTTGCCTGTGGATCATGCGGATGCTCTAATTCCGTTCCAGACCTGCTGTCTACAAACTTATCATTAAAATCCACCGTTTGCCCATCCAAATGCCAATGATCCGCGTTATCCTTTTGCCCATTGATAGGATTGCCCCTTGTTCTGTTGTCTTTTGCAGCAACCCACATCTTTTGCTTTTGAAATGGTGACTTATCAGCCCCTACAAAAGTACCTGCATGAATAGCACGCCCTACCTCCGTACGTGCAATAAGATCCGCCCTGTTCTGATTTAATCCCGGTACAATTTCACTTATATACCTTGCATAATCGTAATAACCCCACCCCTCCCGATTGCCCCGATCCAATATATCCAGCATCATGCCCCGGCTTGTTTGCACTATCTGTAAAACGCCCTGATTGTAAAAATTAGTACCCAAATACTCAAGTATCATTTGTACCCATTCTTCACTCGTTCCAAATTGCTTTTCTTTGCGTAAATTGTTATAATTATCCCTTGCATATTTAACGCCAACCTCCCTAATCAATTGGTTTAATGTTCCGCTAATCCCATCGCTAAAAAGCAGATTATTGACATACCTCCTTGCATCCTGTACACTATTTTGCAAAGCATCTTTAAACCCCTGCATATCCGATTGTAATGCACGGTAAAACTTGCCTTTAAACTTATTAATGTATTTAACGGCTTTATTCCTTTCCCGGTTCCAATATATTCTCCGTTGTCTTGCCGTCATATTTAGAGATGAAGTTAATCAGTTCTTTTGTAAAATGTCCCCGCCTTATTACCATCTTTCCATACTCATTAACGCAATTCTTTTCCTTTTCAGTTTCAGGGTATTTCCGCTTCGCTATACTTTGACAATATTTTTTAATTTCTGTTATATTCAAAATTTAAGATAAGTTCTGTATAAAAATCTATTGCAGAAATATTCATAAAAGCAGTAAAAATATCGCCATTTACAAACTGCCAGCCATAACCCCTAAGCCATATAATCGTTGTATTCTTCGCTGCTGTCATTACTTACATCTTCATTAGGTATATCAATATCTTCTATCAATCCGTAATTTCCAGTTATTAAATACTTATTGTGCATCTGCTCCGTTGTAACCTCAAAGCCTAATAATTGCCTGTATTCATTGCCAGTTATTGCACCCCTGTCAAACATACTATTGTAAACAGTTGACATCTTACTGTAGTCATCTTGCAATTCAGGTAAAGCGCTGAAATCAAAATCTAAATACTCACGGCTGCCAAACGATGGAACTAATACCCTGTTAAGTTCATCCCTCAAACTATTGCATAAAGGCATAATCAAATCAGTAACAAATTTCTTTTGAGCCCATTCTTTATTACTAAAAGATTGCCCTGGAACTAATATATCCGGATCCACACCCATAGCCATTGCAATACGCTCCATTGTCTTATCCTGACTATCTAAAAGCTGCATGTCTACTGAATCTTTACCAATATCCAAATATCCCCATTTACCCTGCAAAGTAGCAACAGCTGCTTTCATAGCAGTGTTATTAATCTTATTGTCAATTACAGATTTCAACTGGCTCGATTGTTCAGGTGTTAAATTGTCAAGTGTTTCATTAAACATTACACCTTTTGCGCCACCGTTCTGAAACATAGCAACTGCCGCCTCCATTGCATCATTATCCTGTTGCAACCTGCGCTTTAAAGGCTGCAAAGGATTAAAGCCCCTTAGATGTGTTCTATCGACAGGATCAAAATTAGGGTTAAAAGTTTTCCAATGAATTATATCTGTTTTATCTACAGAAACCATTTTACCTCCTATATCCAAAACGTAACCTAAAACGCCATATAAATCTTGTGGATCTGGAACTATCTCTACTTTGTTAGGAGGTATTAAATACATTTCTAACACTTCGCCGTTTTCTATACCACCTCTATTAAGCCAAATAAAAGACTCACCATTTAAAACATAAAAGCTAAATAACCCCTCAAAAAAAGCATCAGAACCTTGAGACGGATTAGGATTGTTTATTAATTTACTTAAAGCAGAATTGCTTACTATTTCATCCAATGCTTTTATCCTATCTAATTGATAGCGTTGCACATTATTAACTGGAGAATGTTTATAGCGCTTTAATGTTGTATTACTTTTAGGCAAATAACTGTAAATAGGCACATTAGATGCTTTTTTAGCAACCTTTTTAACCACCGTGTAAACAGTATCGTTATTGCTATAAGCATTTTGATCTTTATCCCATTTAAAAAATGTTACCGGCGCACCTACATAAACGCCTGGGAATGACATTGCTTTCTTTTGTATCTTTTCAATGCCTAAAAGTTTATTTATCCAACTCATTAGAATGCTACCCAACTGGGCGATTTTGTTGTAAGTTTAGTAAAGATGCCGTATCTCATTGCATCCAATAAATGATCATGCTCCTTTACAGGGCTTTCATCACTTGCTATATTTCCATCTTTATCCGTTTTCCATTTGTACGATTGCAACTCAGCTTTTAAATTCTTGCTTGCATGTTGAATGTACAAAGGATGTGATTTAACTTTCATGATGCCTGCCCATACATCTTTATCCGCCGGTTTACAATTAAAACCCGATCTGTTAAGCTCTTCAATCGTTTTTGGTTCAGCAGCATCACAAAAAATTTCATCACTCCTTGACAAATTTAACGATTTCAATTTACTTATAAGATCTGAAATTGTCAACTTAGGTTCATATAACATTTCCTGAACATAATTAGACCCCTCATAATGCTCTATCTTTACCAATGCTGTAGGTACAGTATACCCAAAATCTAAGCCATAAAAAACGCTACCTTTACCAGGTAAATCACTACATACTTTCCATTGCGTGTAAATTAATTCTTTTGAGGCTCCTCTTTCACCTAATCCATACACTTTCCACATAAAATCATCAGGAAGATCTTTATATGATTCTATATATTCAACCTGCTGACGGCTTAAATTGTGTATGTTGTCTAAATAAGTAGAATGTATTTTTTTGTTTTTGGGATTATCCGCAATATCATAAACCCATGAATTAAACTCCGCCGGGTTCCAATCCATGAAAATAGTTCCAGTAGTACGCATTGCTAACTGATCAAACAATATTTTATTTATCAAATTTGCTTCATTGATAAACAATATATCACGACCTGGGCCTCTTGCTTTACCCTCATCTTCTAAACCGAAAAGTTCAATATAACTGCCATTAGGAAATGAATAAACAAAGTCAGTCCATCGCATCCAGTCTTCGTACCAATTATTAGTATCTTTTAAAACATGCTGCAAGTCTCTAAAAGCTCCCCTTTTTA